AAAGAGACTGGGCTCACTGACGATGCATTCGGATACATCAAACAGCTATCTGCCTATGGTAAGGGTGACAAAAGAAAGAAAGGATACTTCCTAGCTTTCAACAAGAACAAGTCAACACTTAAGCTATGTGAACAGCCACTAGAGCAAGACATAGATTCTTTTATTGTTGATTTAAAAACCAAGATGGAATCAAAGACACCACCTATGCGACTAGCTAATGCTACAACTTGGAACAAAGCCAAGACAGAAGAGAAGTTGTGTATGACGTGTTCTTTTTGTGGGTTTAAGGAAGACTGTTATGGCAGTCTAGAAGCTAGACCCATTCCATCTGGTAAAATAACTAACTATTATGTATCAAGTGGAGCTGACTTTTGAAACAACTACCAGAGTTTAAAGCATACATCGCAGCAACGTATGATGTATGCTTAATTTGTGACGAATTAGAAATTGAACCCGAAGAATTACTTAATGCTTTTGAGAAGAGATTAATTGAAAAGCAACATAGGTTTTTAGAAGAATTTGAGGAGAGGTACTGATGGATTACTTAACTCTTAGCGTTACATTTATATGTCTTGGTGCTGTAGGTATTTACTTTACACACAAGCAAGCATATCAAAAAGGAATTACCGATGCTGTGTTAATGCACAGACAAGGTAGATTAAAATACAAAGACTATTTCGATGAAGACGGTGAGCGTATGGTTGACATAGAGATAGACCCAATAGAGGATGATGAATGAACACACTACCAAATGATTACCAAAATTTTATAGCACTTAGCAGATACGCTAGGTGGCTGCCCGAAAAGAAAAGACGGGAGACGTGGAAAGAAACTGTAGCTAGGTACTTTGACTTTATGGAAGAGCACTTAAAAGAAAATACTGAGGGCGAGCTGACTCCTAAGACTAGAAAGATTCTTGAAGAAGCTGTGCTTAACTTAGATGTTATGCCTAGTATGAGAGCTTTGATGACTGCTGGACCAGCACTTAAAGATAACAACATAGCTGGTTACAACTGTGCCTATCTAAGTGTTGACCATCCAAAAGCATTTGATGAATGCTTGTATGTTCTTATGCACGGTACTGGTGTAGGCTTTAGTGTAGAAAGACAACACACTAACAAACTACCAGAAGTACCAGAAGAAATGGTTGATGTTGAGGACGTGGTGGTAGTGCAAGATAGCAAGGAAGGGTGGCAGTCTGCATTTAGAAAACTAATTAACTATCTATACGATGGTGAGATGCCGAAGTGGGACTTCTCTAAGGTTAGACCTAAAGGTGCCAGGCTTAGTAAGTTTGGTGGCAGAGCCAGTGGTCCAGAGCCCCTTGTTGATTTGTTTAACTTCTCTACTAATATGTTTAAGGATGCAGTAGGTCGCAAACTAACCAGCTATGAGTGCCATCGTATGATGTGTAAGGTAGCAGAGGTAGTAGTAGTGGGCGGTGTAAGGCGAAGTGCCCTGATCTCTCTATCTAATCTGACTGATGAGCGTATGCGTAATGCTAAGTCTGGTCAGTGGTGGAGTGATACACCAGAGATGGCACTTAGTAACAACAGTGTGTGCTACACAGAGAAACCAGACATAGGTATCTTTATGAAAGAATGGTTGTCATTGTATGAGTCCAAGTCTGGTGAGCGTGGTATCTTTAACAGAGAAGCAGCCATCAAACAAGTAGCATCTATTGGCAGACGTGATACCAATCACGACTTTGGTTGCAACCCGTGTAGTGAAATCATACTAAGAGATGGACAGTTCTGTAACTTAACAGAGGTAGTAGTTAGGGGAGATGACAAACAAGAAGACATACTTCACAAAGTTAAACTGGCTACTATACTTGGTACGTTCCAAGCATCACTGACAAACATCAAAAGATTGCGACCAAAATGGGTACAAAATACTGAGGAAGAATCTCTTTTGGGAGTGTCATTAACTGGTATAATGGACAACACTTTTATGAATGGAAGTTCAAGCAGAGGATATCATACTAAGAAATCCTTGCCAGACTTCTTGACTGAACTCAAAAAGCAGACAGTTATTACTAACAAGAAATGGTCTGCATCATTAGGCATTACCCAGGCTACTGCAACCACAGCAATTAAACCAAGTGGTACAGTCAGCCAGTTGGTTGATAGTGCTAGTGGCATTCACACTAGACACAACGACTATTACTTTAGAAGAGTAAGGGCAGATGCCAAAGACCCAATAGCACAACTTATGGAAGATCAGGGCATCCCTTGTGAAGCGGATGTTATGAAGCCTAATAGTGTTAAGGTCTTTACATTCCCTATGAAAGCACCAAAGGGTGCTGTTCTTAGAGATGATAGAAATGCAATAGAACAACTAGAGCTGTGGCTTATGTATCAAAGATACTACTGTGAGCACAAGCCTAGTGTAACCATTAGTGTTAGAGAACACGAGTGGATGGAAGTAGGTGCGTGGGTGTATAAACACTTTGATGAAGTCAGTGGTGTTAGTTTCTTACCACACTCTGACCATACATATCAACAAGCACCTTATGAAGACTGTACCAAAGAACAGTACACAGAGCTGGCAAAGAAAATGCCTAAGTCTGTTGACTGGGATTTGATTAGTGAGTATGAGCTCACTGATATGACAGTAAGCACTAAAACATTAGCTTGCACTGGAAGTATATGTGAGCTAGTAGATTTAGTAGAGGAAGAAAGGGACGTGGAGTGATTGGTACTGTGATATTAATACTAGCACTTCAAATTCTTATAATTAAACTAGGGGAATAAAGTGAGAAGAATACTAAAAAGAATGGTGATATACCTTGCGTTTATATCATCAATGATTTCTGCTGGTTGTCTAGTCTATGTTGTTATGTGGCTAGATGCTCTCAGAAAAGGGTGGCTTGTATAGCCAATTGAAATAAATGAAAGGAGTTAATATGTTACAAAAAATAAAGAATGGTGCTGACGGTGCAATAGACGTTGGACTAAAGCTAATCAGCTTATCAATTATATTACAGGTAATCTTTGGTTCAAAGGTAGCCTTCCTAACTGGAGATGTAGTTGGTTCTATACTAGGTATAGTGTGGACTTTAGGCAACGCTGGTTTAGCAGGCATCATCGCTGCTGTTATAATCTGGAGCTTACTCGATAAAGATATTGTCGATGAGCTTAAAGACTAAGCAAAGCAAACCTAGTGGTCTTGTTCAGTTGGACAAGACTGCTAGACTCTACCAAGAATTAAAAAAAACCAAATCAACTAAGCCGAGGGAATTATGGAAAAGGGACTGGAGCAAGTAGACACACTACAACAAAAAGCAATAGCTGCAAGCAATAGAAGAAGTGAAATTAACACATCCGATTGGACTCCAGGTCCAGACGATGATGTTGTAAACTCACCCAATCATTACACTAAAGGAAAGATAGAAGTAATAGATTTTATAATAGACCAAGATATGAACTACCTAACCGCAAGTGCGTGTAAGTATTTATGCAGATGGGAACATAAACATAAGGGTGATGGACAGATTGAAGACCTAAGAAAAGCTAGGTTCTTTATTGAGAGACAGATAAAGGAGCTACTAAAATGATTACCTTCCCAATAGCACCAGTGGTAGCTAGTAGGGCAAGGGTAGGTCGTTGGTCTACTTACTTTCCCAAACGCTATACTGAATTTAAAAAAGAATTTGGAGAGCTTCTTCAAAAATACAAAGCTACATCAACAACAGATTTAATTTATGTNAAATTAGATTTCTATGTGCAGTTACCTAAGACTATGTCTAAGAAAAAGAAAGCAGAGAAAGAAGGGAAGCACTGCGATAACAATGCAGACTTAGACAACTATGTCAAAGCCACGTTAGATAGTTTAGAAGGTAAGTATTATGATAACGACAANCANATAGTTATGATTAGAGCAAGAAAATANTGGTCTGACAATGGTCGTATTACATTTTCAATGGAGGGAGTATGACACAAGAAGAATTACAAGGGATAGCCATTGATAGATTAAAGACACCAATCACAGCAACTACTGATGAGTTCTGCACCTTTGATGGGCACAGTGATGATTATGTTATTGAGTTTAAATGCAGAAGAGCACACTACAATACACAATTAATAGAGTACAAGAAATACAAAGCCAACCTTGACCAAGCTGACGAAAGCGGAAAGGAATTTTTATATGTAGTATCAACACCAGAAGGTGAGTACATATTTAATGTAAGTCAACTAAGAAAAGAAGACTATGACTTTGGTTGGGAAGATAGAAGGATGCCATCAAAGACAGACTTCTCTGGTCAGTACCACCTAGACAAGAGGGTAGGGTATATATCTATTTCATCTTCTTGCTAGACCCTTTAGAAAGTAGTTGAGTTACCTTCATTTCAAGGGGTGTATTCTTAGCTACTTCTTTAGCCTTCTTATTAAATTCTTTGTATCCAGGTACTACTTCTGTTCCACAAGCCATTAGTCATCTACTCCAGTTAGTTTCTGTATTGGTTTAAATCCTACACCAGCAGCACCCATAGAACCATCAAGGCTCTTAGCAAACCACTCAAGCAAGTTACCACCCACGCTGATATCTTCTAGTCCATCTTCATCAGCAGTCCACACTGGTGTTATTACATCAGAATATAAAGTATCAATTGCACCTATAGCAGTACCACCTAATGAAACAACAGCACCATCAGCAAATCTACCAGCACCAAGTATCATACCTGGAGCACCAGTAAGTCCCATCCTATCTAAAGTCTCTTTAAATGATGGGTCTTCAAAATCTTTTCCTTTGATTGCATCCTTAAGCATCTCACCTATGTATACAGCAGCGTAACCAAATGCAATAGCACCTATCACACCAACAGCAGCTCCATAGTCTGGGGTACACTGCTTTGGGTTTAGCTTTCTAAGAAGTCTTTTGACTACGGTATTACCAAACACAACTGGGAATGTCTTGAGCTGTGCAATGATAGCCATCCTAGGGTCTGACATCCATAACGGTTTGTTACTAGCTCTTGGGTGTACTACAACATCATCAACTACTTTTTGCATCCAAGGTATAAGTAAGTCTCTTACAGTAACATCAAGCTCTCTTACATCTTCTTTTTTCTTTTTCTTTTTGTTAGCGGGTGCTACTTGTCNTGTNTCTTTCTTAACTACNTTGTCTAGTATTTCATCTCTTGTTATGTCTATCTTGACTCTGCCATTCTCACCTCTAAATGCATTAGCGATCAGGGTAAAGTCTTCTCTNCTCAATCCATTTTCTTTTANCTCGTTGTCCAGCCTACGTTTNTCTATGTCTTTTAAATCACCAGCAATTATGCTGTTAGCCTTATGGTTTAAGTTAGCCATCCACGCTTGTGCAGCCCAGTTTCTATTAAAGTTAGTAAACTGTGTAAGCATACCACCNAGTGGTGTTCTAAANTAAATGCTAAGTACCTTGTTAGTATCTGTTGCAAATATCTGGTCTAGTCTTTCATTAACTCTTGGGTCTAGATTAAATCCTAATGTAGCCATAGCTGTTGCACTATCGCCAGG